TCAATATCTGTGTTGCTTGCTGGAGTGGTACTCCATTCGCTGATTTTTGTCTTTGCCATTGTTTAGTCCTTGGGTTGATTTGCTTGATACAGCAGATTGAACATAGTTGGGTAGTCAAGTGCAGGTAACTTGTTTTGTACGTCTAAAAGACCTTTAGCGACACGACCTGCACCATAAGCTGCTTCTCCCATCAAACGAGGAGATGATGTAGCTAATGACAAAGGAATTACTGGACTGCCTAATACGCTACCAGCCAATAAAGCAGTAGGAACAGATGAAGCACCTTGCAATCCACGAGGCGCATAGTTGCTTAATGCTTGACCAGCCAATGCTGGCATCATCTGGCGACCACCAGCTTGCTCAAGTTGTTGAGCCAAATTCATGCGCTGTCCCCAATTTGTATTGACATTATTCCGCATGATAGATTGCAATTTACGCATTTGAGTGTCAATAGTCGCTTTATTTCCAAGAGACAAAGAACGCTCAATTTCACGAATTAAATCTGTAGCTTCAGAATACGCTTGCATTGTTTTTGCGTATGTTGGTGCTTGCTTTTTAATTTCGTTCTTAATGCCGTTATAAACTTCATTCACAGCAGTCAATGCAGTTTTTTGCTCAAAAGGAATGTCCTCAAGAATTGCACCAACTTTTTGTTTCAGTTTATCAAGACCTTCTGGTGTATGAAACTCAGCAGGGTCTAATTGTTTCCAAGCATCAATCTCTGCTTTAGCTGATGCCAATTTATCAAATGCTTTTTCATTAACTACCTTACCTTTGTAAGTAGTTTTGTTCATAGCGTTATCAATAGCTTTATCAATACCATCAAAAGACAATACAGTTTTATCTTTGCTGATATTCGCCATTTCTGTGCGATAAGCATTTTGACGTTGTGCAGCCATTTCAGATAAGTTCTGTTTGGCAGCGTCAAGAACTTCAGTTTGTGGAACTTCACCACGCAAATTAGCCTTGAAAATATCAGAAGCCTCACCACCAGACTTACCTGCTTGATAGGCTTGACCAATTGCTTCTGAGCCAACACCAGTTTGCATACCAAGTAAAGGCTTTACGGCTTTACCAGTTACATCTACTGTTTTTCCAACAGTCTTAGCAGCTAACATCAATGGGTCAACAGCACGAGCAGCAGTAGCCAATGCAGGGGCAGCCCTAGTAGGCAATGTAGCACCAGCAGTCAGCACAGTAGATAAGTCAGCCATAACACCAGCAGGGTCAGTAGCTAAAGCACGTTTAGCACCTTCTACGCTTCCATAACGCTCTACATAGTGTTGACCAACCTTAGATGCTAAATCACGGCTTGCTTTGTCTTCGCCTACTGCCTGAACAAGTTTTTCTGGCAATACATTTTGCAAAATGCCAGCACCAAGGTCTAAAACAGCTTTAGTTGTTTGAACAGGGCTTGTAACAGCTTGGTAGATGTCACCAAGCATAGAGCCAACAGAACTAGGAAAGTTTGTAACAGCACCTGTCAAAACTTGTTCTGTAGATAGCTTTTGTCCACCAGCAACTCTATCCAATCCAGTAACTTGCTTCCCTGCAAAGTCTTTTGCAACACGAGCAAGAGTGTCTTCTTTAGTTAGATTTTCAGGCGCATTTCTGTAAACATGAGAACTGCCATCATCAAAAGTTACTGTAATGTCAGCCATATTTACCACCCACTAGATGTTGGCTCTGACTTTTTCTTTGGAGGAGTAATGTCCTTCAAAAGACCAAGACCAAATGTTTTATCCAAATTACGCAAAGCAGTCACGTTAGCCTCATAGCTAAGTTTTGGGTCTGTAGCTGCCTTCAAATACATTTGCATTTCAGCATTTGAGTTCATCTGAGATGCTGACATTCCTGTTGCCTCTTTAATCAAGTTCAACAATAAAGGACGAGTCTGTTCAATGATTTGACGCTGTTCTTGGTTTTTAGTTCCAAGCGCACTACCCATAAATTGACCAACTGCTGATGTGCCCATCTTTGCGCCAATGTTTTCACGACCACCAGTTGCTGTGCTTGTGATTCCACCACCTTCAAGAAGTGTGTCATAGCTATTTTTAAGCTGTCCAACAACATCAGACAACTGTTTTTTAGCTTCAGCTTTGGTATCTTCTTTTTCTTGCGCTTTTTCTTTTTTCTGCCCAATGTTAAATTCAGCCAACATCCTAGCAGTTGACTGAGAACCTTGTGCTATTGCAGCAGTTTGTGCTTGTGCTTGCTTAAATTGTTCAGATGATTGAATCCTACTTGACAATTCTGCAAAACGTTTATCAGCAGTTTCATCATCAATAGCACCAGTTGCATAACTCTTGCTATATCTTTGTGCAGTTGCCCTTAAAGCTGGAGGAACATCTGGGTCATTAGCAAAAATATCAAATGGATTTTCTGCAATTTGTGGTGCTTGTTTCCCACCAGCAATAACTTCAGGCTTTTGAGTTATTGGGTTTATCCTGATAAGTTGCTCATTCTTTCCAAGTTTTGTAGGCTCACCTGTCATTGCCTTCTGAGCAGCAAACAAATCAGTCAAAGCCTTACGACCTTCAGCAGAACTCATCAATTGAGGCGCAATACGAGCCAAATCAAAGCCACCAGCAGTCATGCCTTCACCTACTCGGTTACCCATCATGTCTTCGCCATAAATCTCTTGTGGCTTGGTTACAGCACCTTGGATGACACCTTGAATTCGTTGTTGTTCAGCTAATGCTTGTTGCTCTAACTGACGCTTACGAATCATGTCTTGCAATTGAACATTCTGCAATTGCTCTTGCAAAGCACCTTGCATACCACCACGATATGCTTTCTGACCAGCTTGCAAACCTTCAGCAATGGAAGCACCTGTGTTGCCACCTTGGAACAAACGTCCTGCTAGTGCATACAAGGCTTGTGCTTGTGCGTCTTCACGATTACGCTGAATGTCAGCAGGTGACATACCAAGCAGACCCATTGTGTCTGCACCGCTAGTGCCAAAAATGTCTAATAGTCCAGCCATGATTAGATAATCCCATACTGCGATAAAACAGCGTTAGATGCAGAACCTAAACCACCAGCATCAACAAAGCTACTAGGAGTTGAACCCCAATTACTCAACCAGTTCCCCAAATTAGGCGAACCTAGATTCTTATACAAACCACCACCAACAGCAGCCAAACCAAGAACATTTTGCAATGTAGATGTGTCTTGTGTACCGCTAGTGGTAGATGAAGCCACTCGTCCTAATGGATTGCCATAGACCAATGACAGATAGTTTTGCAAGTTCTGTTGTGGTTGGTTTTGTAGAAAGTTGAACTTTTGAATATCAGCTTGCTGTTGTGCGCCTGTATAACCCTCACGAGCCTGACCAGCTTGCAACATAGCTTGAATGTCTTGGTAATCAGCACCAGCCATTTGAGGAGCAGCCATCGTAGCTGCTTGCTGACGCTGACGCTCTGCCTCGTAGTTCTGATAAGCCAATTGTCCAGCAGTATTAGCCAAAGTCTGACCAAACTGACCAGTTGCTCGGTCTTGCAACGAACCCATAGCACCAGAGCCATAACGACCAGCCATGCTAGCTTTAGAGCCAATATCTCCTAAAGTTTGCTTGTACTGCATCTCAGCAGCTTGTGCAGCAGGTTGGAACGCACCTTGGAAGAAAGGATTGCCACCTAAGAAACCACCAGAAACTGTGTTCTGAAGCTGATTCTGAGCAGACTGTAAAAGTGGGTTGCCCAAAGAAGCACGAGCCTCTAAAGCCTGTAAACCAGTCTGAGTAGTGGTAGATGGGGCTACAAAAGTAGGGCCACCATAATACTGAGGGCCACCGCCTTGATACAGTTCTTGTGCTTGCTGTAATCCATAGCCTAGATAAGGCTGGATTGTTGGGTCAATTTGAGATGTGGTAGTAGTCGCCATGTTTTACTCCTAGAGTTTCGGATTCCATAGCGGGTCATCCACGGAATCCATTTTAATCAAAATTTGTTAGAAATCAACCTATAACTGCATATTTATATGTTTTTCCAGCAGTTGTATTTGCCAAATGCGTGATTGTTGCAGTACCTTGTCCTTGTGAACTAACGTATATTTCAGGCAATGGAGAAACCAATGTGAAAGTAACTACGCTAGATGGAATCGATGGTCTGGTATATGGGCTTGTAGATGATGCGTAAGCCTCAATGTAAACCTGCGTAGATGTTGTTGCACAGACTAATTCAATATAGTCATTAGCTGATACATCAACAAAGAAGTTAGCAACAGCAATCAAATATCCATCAACACCACCATGACTGCTAACAACAGCATATTTACTGGCAGTTCCCACTATATCTATACCATTCTTACGAAGCCAAACTGTAACTTCATGGATTTGAGTATCTATGTTAGAAAACTGTAAGCTAAACTGAATGTTGTAAGTTCCAGCATTAACAATCGTTACTTTATTTGATGCAAGACTAAATCCATAGGCAGAATCTGTCGTATCAAAAGCAATAACTGTAGGAGTATTGGCTGAACCAAATGTTTGGTCTGCTGTATTTTGAAAAGCACCACGAGGGACAATTGACCTAGATGCTTCAAATGTAGATGGAGCAAACAAAATAACGCTATCTGGGCCAATCCTGCGGTCTGTAATAGTGGTTGTAGTAGCACTACCAGTAGCAAGCGTAATTGAGCCTGTGTTATTGGTTTTGCCATCCATGATGCCACGGACAACCTCCGCTACAGCACGTTGGTCACCACCAAAAGCAGGTAGACTTCTAAACATCAGCGAACTCCCTGCGGTGTTACATCCACATCCACAGAAATAGCATTTTTCCAACTAGAACCAGTCGGAGTAATCTTTAATCTGTGATAGCGTCCTGCACTTCTCAATGGAACACGATTCTCAGAACTTGCTGCTACAGGAGTATTAAAAGTAACACTTTGGTTTAGCAAAGTACGAGAAGCAATAGACACGTTAGCTGACCCATTGTCAACAATAGGTTTGGCTAGAGTTACGACAGAATTAGCACCAATGTCTAAGTCGCCAGTTGTAATATAACCAGTTTGATTAGTACCTGTGTAAGTCATTACACGAGTGCCTAAAGTTCCACCAAGGAAGTATTTACCACCAACATACAGACGAGAATCCAATGATGTAGTCAAAGCATCAATAGATGATGAAATACTGTCCAACTGCTCAAGTGTCACAGACGAAGTTGAGGCTTCAGACAAATAATCTGTTCCTGCATCGCCATAAGTCCATTTTTGAGTTTTAAAGTTGTAAATCAATACATCTCTATTTCCATAGATTGTTTTGAAATTCCAAATAACTAACTTACGAATTGGGTCAACAGCAGCAGACATTGAGCCATAGTCAGAATCAGATGCGTTATCGATGAAATATCGGTCAATTTTTTCTGCGCCAATAGGTGTGACATTTTGACCATCACACATATAGAAACCATCATCTGACAGGAAGAATGTGATGCCTTGATACTGAGCAATTGAGCCAGCTACCATACATCCCTTACCACGAGAGATATTGTCAAACTGGAAAATGAATGGCGTACCAACATAACTCATGCGATGAATGGCTCGCTCTAGGAACACCAAACCAAACTCACCACCACGGATGCCTACAATTTGTCCACCATCAGGAATATCTTGATAGTCTGATTGAGTGTTTACATCTTCAGTCCAGTCTGTTTCATTATTGATAGCAGACCAGCGAACACGATATTGCTGTTGCGCAGCAGATTCGTAAGTATTAGCCACAACAACAAAGTCACGAACAACTGTGATGTATTTAGCTACTGGAGCATTAGCAGCCAAGTCAGCAAATGATGTTGAAGTTCCTAAAGTCCATGCTTGCAACTTCTGTGAGTTATTTGCAGCAATAACTGTTTTGCCAAACTGAGTAAAGCGAACCTTATCGTCAGTTCCTGTTGTCATTCCAGACTTAACTTCGGTAATAGCACCAACACCACTTACTGTATAAATCTTAGTAGAGCCAGCAGCAAACAAGGCTGTATCACCATTAGGCTGTTTGGCAGCGTAAAGTGTTGTTAAGTCTTCAGCAGCATTGCTTGTGGAAAAAGTCACAGCAGATGGAAATGGGCCATACCCAATAGCCTGAGAAACCACGTTCTTAGCATCAGTCAAAGCACCAGACACGCTAGGCTGGTCAGGCATCCACTCACCAAAAGTTAATTTTGTCGTAGCCATGTATTACTTCCTTGCGCCTGAATTGTCCAATCGTTGTCATTAGCAGCAACTGGTGTCCATGTATTTGAATCTCTTGAAATCACAGTCCAAGTATTAGAGTCTCTAGTTACTGGTGTCCATGTGTTGTCATTCTCGACAACAGGCGACCAATTGTCACCAAGAACATGACCATCAGCAACAATCGTAGCAAACGCAGTAAACGCAACAGGGCCACCATATGTAGCATTAGCCTGTGCAGATACTTGCGCATTAGCCTCAATACTTGCTACAGCATCTCTAACTCTAATTGCATCAGCAGTTACAGTTGCATTTGCATCAACACTTGCAGAACCATTTTGTTCACGAATTGCCGATGCAGTTACTGTTGTATTACAAGTAATACTTGCAATACCTTCAGCAACAATACCGCCATTTGCAATAAATGTTGCAAACCCAGCAATTGAAGATACACCATCTTTAATGATGCCACCAACAGCAGTTACATCAGCACTTGCTGTTACGCTTGCACTTGCAAACTGGACACGAATAGCATCAGCAGTAACAATAGCTACTGCATCAATTCCTACAGATGCGTTCTGTACTCGAATACCATCACATGAAGCACTTGCATTAGCAGTAATGCTTGCACTTGCGTATTGAACCCTTGTCGCATCTGCTGTTACAGTTGCTAAACTATTTACTGCTCCACTACCATACTGAACCCTAGTTGCATCTGCTGTAACGCTTGCAGAAGCAGCCACAGACGCATAAGCATCCCATAGGGTTACTGATGTTGTGTAGAGTGGACTATCGAGTGTGAGTGTTAAGTCATCAATGCTTGACTTTAATTGGTCAAGCGAGTCGAGAGTCCATGGAGGCAGTAAATCAGCCATCTCACGCTAAAGTAACGCTCAATGAACCAGCAGCAATGCGGAATACATCGCCTGTTGCAATAGTCTTAGATGCGTCTAGTGGCGTGTGATACAGCAAGTTTCCACCAGTAGATGCGTCACGAATACCAACATAAGCTACTGTTCCCCATGAGCCACCAGCTTGAGGAAACTCAATTGCAGCAGAGTTAGTAGAAGCACCATTGCTAGGCGCACCAAATGTAATTGACTGACGAGCATACGATGTTCCAGATACTTCTGTACCTGTGTCAGCGTCTGTTGGGTCAGATGTATAAAGTGCCAAATACACAGTTGTTGGTGCTGTGTATGTAGTGGCTCGCAATGTGCCGTTAATCAGGGCTGTCTCAAGGTAATTGCTCATTTCTGCCATAATTTACTCCAAATTGTTTCGTTTACTTCTATTATCAAATTGAGATAGTATTTGCAAATTCCAAGGAACATGGAGTCCACAAACAATCTCGCCACGGAGCGGAACAATATGGTCTACCTCATGCTCCACGCCAGTTTCAATTGAAATTTTATTCGCTTTTAAATAAATTAGTTCAATTTCTTTTTTCATCTCATCATCTAACCAAGATGGACAAGCATTTATTTTTGCAGCGCGATACTTTGCGCTATTAGCAAAAGATTTTGCTTTATTGTTTTCGTACCATCTTTTTCTTTTAGCTGAATACTTTTCTTTATTGTTTCTTTGCCACTCAATTGTTCTTTGAGATATTTTTTCTTTGTTTTCAGGATAGTAAGTTTTATAAAACTGTTTAGCGTTTTCTCTGACTCTATCTTGATTCTTTAAATCCCATTCTTTCTTTTTAATTTTTTTACAATCTTTGCACCAAGAACAAAACCTAGTTTTTAACCAAGCAAAGTTATTCTCAGTAGGTTTTACTACTTTACAACAAGCGCATTGTTTTTCAACTATACGCTCCATAGTATCACCTTGGAGTTAGTTTCATTGCTAAAGGAACGCCAGAGTATTGACCTTCTTCGTCAGACTTGGCAAGAGAAGCGATTGCTCTGTCATACATAGTTCCCCATGTGTTTATTCGAGCATCGTTCATAAGGTAAGGCTCTGCTTCAATCAAGGAAGCATAGAGCAAAGCATCTGGTGCTGTAGTCAGGAATACGTTTGTTGTGTTACTGCTAGACAAATATGCTGGCGCAGCAAAGTACAACAATTTGACTGTATAGACAGCATCAGGGACTGGCGACAATTGAAAGTCGTTTGCCAAAATTGTGTAAGACTTTGGAACACCAACTTCTGATGCTCTTGGGTCATTAGACAATGATGATGGGCTGGAATAGCTTAGTGGTGTAAGTGGATTCGTCACAACAACAAAATCACGCACTTGCAAAAAGTCGCTAGGCAATTCAACAGTATTATCACCACTTACAGTTGCTGTTGTGACAGACTTTAGCATCTGACGAATACGCAGTTCTCTACGCAGTCGATTCTCAGCAAATGTAATGAAATCTGGAATCTGGCTTGTCAAGTCAGACCGAGCCAAATAGTTGGCTATTGAAGTCTGTAAGTCAGAGTAAGTAGTCAAACTCATACAACTCCTGTCCGAGTTCTAAAAACTCTGTTATCTCGCTCGTTTAACCAAGCCTTAAAACGCTTTTCATCAAGCACAGCAAAGCCACGCATGATTCCTTGTTTGTTTAATTCGTCAATCACAGTCATTGGAATCGAAGCAATCTTATTGCCAAACAAATGGTCAGACCATCTTGCTCGCTCATCATAGGAGTTATATTCCTTTTGATTCTGCTCAAGAATAGCCGTAATGTCTTGTTTAGTCTCAATAATAATTCCACCATCACCATCTTTGTGAACGGCAGTATCTCGAAATTTGACAGGATTTTGCATAGC